AGCAATACAGGGTTGCTAAAAACTTGCAAATCATGAAAACTTTAAACGACTTTATTAATCTAAAAGGAAATAGAGAAGATTCTTTTAAATACGCATTTGGATTCAAGGGAGGCAAAAAATCTTGCTACACCAAAGGATGTGAAATATTTACCAATATGTCATTAAACCTTAATGGAGTAGATATTTCAAGTGCTTTAATTTTAGATAAAATACACAATAGAGAAATATAACATTCCTGTTCCTGCAAGTCAGGACTCTGCCGCCCCATAGCTCACAAGGCATGGGGATTTGGCAGTACCGGGATGTTCCGGATTAAAACTTGCAATATGGAAATTATTATCTTTTTTATTATTATGGCGGCGGTTCTAATTGGATTAGCTGGATTATGTGATTACTTAACCAAAAAAATATAAGTCATGGACAGAATGATAAGCAATGCACCATTTGCTAACATGGTGATGAGGTATGATAGGAATGAGATTAACAGTCCTATCATACAAATTTGCAGCAGTTGCGATGGCTGGGGTAAGCAGTTTTATTCTAACTGTTGCGGAGAAAAGATAGTGAATAAAAAGTGTAGCGATTGCGGTGATGATTGCCGGGAATTGTGGGATATATGCGAACAATGTAACGGAGATGGGGAGGTTGAATTATGAGCTTGTTAAAAAGATTAAGCGTAATCCATTTGCAGATGCTTGATAAAATCGAAATTGAATATCCTTATTCAGTTAAAAATTTAAGGTCTGAATTATCAGAGGTTAATCATTGGTGCGATCTAAAATATAGTACTATTTTAAATTTGGCTATTTATTTAGAGACTAATGATTATACGCCAACCGGCATTGATAAATTATTTACCGATGATAGCAATTAGGAGAACTGTTTATCCGGATGGTCGGGTTCAGGAATATAAAAATGGGGCGGTCATTAAAATAAATTCTGCGCCGAATACAAAAGAGTTTAATAAATGGATTAACTTTATTCATAAAAAACGATGAAAGCTATTAAACAACTATTTAAGGATTACGGATTGGATTGTGATTTGGATGTTAATAATCATTTGATGTTTTATAATCAGGATGATGATATTATTCACATTGAGCATTCAGGTGAGTTAATGATTGAGGATTATTTGGATGGAACTATCACAGGATCCAAAGATAATGTACAGACATTGGATGGCAGAGATACAGTAACTATTTTATTTGATGGGGATTATGCACTGGCTTTAGAAACCATTATTGATTTTGAAAGAGAATCAGAGTAACCTTGTTATCTTCATTATGGTATTATGGGCTTTAATTTTATTAATAATTACACTCATTTATCATTTTAATTAGATTATTTTTATAATTTTATATTATTAACCAAAAAAAAATGGAAAAATCAGAAACAATTACAAGCCTTGCAAAAGCATTAATTGACTTTAATGGCAGGGTATCAAAGATTTCAAAGGATGCTAAAAATCCTTTCTTTAAATCTAATTATGCATCCTTATCTAATATTCAGGATGCAATCAGCAAACCATTATCAGAATCGGGTTTGGTTTATTCTCAAATGCCTACTGGTGTAAATGGGTTATGTACTATTTTAATTCATGCTGAATCAGGCGAATATTTAATGGATTCGTACACAATGCCGGTATCAAAACAAAACGATCCACAGGCGGTTGGTTCTGCAATTACCTACGCTAAGCGTTATGCATTAGCAGGGATATTGGGATTAAATATTGATGATGATGATGATGGCAATAAAGCTGCTGAAAAGCCTGTGGCATTGCCTGTATTAAGTCCAGGTACTGAGAAATGGGCAAAGGTATTGGAAGCCTTAAAGCAGGGTTATACAATGGCTCAGATTAAGACCAAAAATCAGATTAGTAAAGAGAATGAAATAATATTGTTAAACGAATTAGAACAAGCATAATGATAACATCAAAAGACTTATTTTTTGACATGAGGTCAGAAGAAATTGAAAGAATGTATGCGCCTGATTTCACAAAGAAACAAGCCGAGCAGACAGGCATAGATTTGATTGATAAAATGTTTAAAGATGGCAATCAAACACCTATTCAATTCTATTCTAACATAGCTAGATTAAAGGCCGTAATAGATTCGGCTGATAAGGCGTTTAGGGATCGTTTAGAGTTGTTAAAACCTGATAGTTATAATGGTGTAACTTTTACGCCAAAGAATGGAGCAGAAAGCCTTAATTATGCAGAGGATTTAGTTTATGCAAATTTAGAGCATAGATTAAAACAAAGGGCAGAACTTTTAAAATATGCGGTCAAATCTGATGAACCAATTTATGATTCAGAGGGTTGCGAAGTGCCAAAGGTTAGTAAGAAATATAATAAGTCATCAATAATAATAACTTTTTAATCATGGAATTACCAAAATCATTTGACATGACTTCATGCGGTAAAATAGTTGAACATAAGGAATATGGCGAAAAGGGTTATATTGAAAATGAATGTTACGAGTTGCAACTTTCAATATCCCATGAAGGTAATTTAGTTATTCAATATTATAGCGATGATGATAATTATTTAAGCATATCTGATTTTATTAAATTATTAAAGAAATACAATAAATGAAAAGGTATCTAAAAACGAAAAATAAAAAGCTCATTGCTAAAGCGTTGGAAATGTTGGTCGGGCAAAATATGTCACCGGCAGAAGTTAGCAGGGAATTAAAAAAATGTATGCCAGCGGTCTGCGGTTGGATGACTAACTACTGGTTTTATAAGAAACCAAAAAACCCGATTGTTTTAATCTTAAAATCAAACGTATGAACTACAAAATTAACCAGGTTGAAGCATTTTTAATGACAGGTCAACCATTAACAGTATTGGATTGTTTTAACTTATTTAAGACCTTTGAGTTACGTAAAATAGTTTGCGTATTAAAAACTAAAGGATTAAAGATTGGAAGTGAATGGCAGACTAATTATCAAACTAAATCAAGATTTAAAAAATATTATTTAATTAATTAATTTTTATATATTTGTAATGGTAGCTGACATCGACAATAAGCTATTAGAAAACATTTAAACCCATAGGGTGGATTGGAGTCGATGCCATGAAACCTTATGGGTTTTTTAATTTTAATCAAATGGGAAAAGATACATTTTATTTTAGCCATGATTACAATGCCAGAAATGATGAAAAGATTAAGGAATTAATTTTTAAGCATGGTATGACAGGATATGGTATTTATTGGTCTGTAATTGAAGACCTTTACCAAAATTCGAACGTATTACGTGGTAATTTTGCACGTATTTCATTAGAATTGCAAGTAGATAGAAACATTGTAATAAGTGTAATATGTGACTTTGATTTATTTGTTTTTAATGGTAATAATTTTAGCAGTTTATCAGTACAAAAAAGATTAGATGAACGTACAAACAAATCAGAAAAAGCACGTTTAAGCGTAAATAAAAGATGGTCTGATACGAACGTATTACTAACAAAATACGATAGTAATACTATAAAGGAAAGTAAAGTAAAGGAAAAGAAGGTAATATATACACATCCATTAGTTGATGAAGTAATTTTTTATTTCGCTGATAATGGATACACAAAAGAATCAGCAGTAAAAGCATTTAATTATTATCAGGAAAATGATTGGAAGGATTCGAGAAACAATCAAGTTAAGAATTGGAAACAAAAGATGCAGGGGGTCTGGTTTAAAGATGAAAACAAAATTAAAAACGAACAACTACCTGCTCACTTAACCAGAGTATTAAATTGATACGAAAATTTAAAGATATCGCAGATAGTTTAGAACTGATGCGAAATACAGGGAATCCTTTGGGTGATCTTACAGGCTTTTACGGACTGGATATGTTATACACAATTAAACAGGGATCATTTACATTTATTTTAGCTGCTCCACATCATGGAAAATCTGAATTTGCTTTTGAGTTAGCATTTAACCAGGCTTACAAGTATGGTAAAAAATCATTAATTTATTCACCGGAAACGGGAAGTGTAGAAGATATTTACGCCGAGTTTATTCATAAATATACAGGTAAACCATTTTACAAATCTATTCCCGGCGCAGTAGAAGATAAAGAATATCACCAGGCTATTAATTACATAGATGAAATGTTTAACGTAGTGGATTCTGACGATAAAAGTTATACAATACCTGAGATTATGAAGCTAGTAACGGATGAAAAGATAATTATAACTGATCCTTATAACGAGTTAAAACATGAAATGTCAAATTATAATGGGCGCCAGGATTTATATATTGAGGATATAATTGGTGAGGTCAGGCGATATTGCAAGAAATATAAAAAACATTGGATTATAACTTTACACCCAGCGGCTCAGCAACCTCAAAAAGATGATAGGGGCAATACGTATTACGGAATGCCAATGGCAAGGGAAGCAGCAGGAGGTCAGGCACTATTGCGTAAAGCGATGACATGGATTAATATGTGGAGACCTCCGCATGGAATGAATGATCAGAATGGGCAACCTTATCCGGATAACATTGTATTAATAAAAGTAGAAAAGGCAAAGCCTAAAGGCGTGGCTATGAGAGGCGAAATGGTTTTACAGTTTGATTGGAAGAAAAACAGATATTTTGAATTTCCTAAACTTTATGCATTTGAACATGAAAAAAAAACTAATCCTTTTTAATTATGAAAAGTAATTTACAATTAGAATTAGAAGCTGAGGCATTCGCTTTATACTTCCAAGACAAAATAAAGAGTTCTGAAGCATTATTAACTATGGCTGGTATAATCTGTCACCTTGATGGTGAAGTGTTCTCATATCGCATTAAAAATGGCTTAAATGACAAAATTCAGGAGGTTATAGATAGGAATGAAAAATTAAAACAGATTTATGACCATTTTTATATGTTATCAGAGCAAGTTGAACAAATGAAAATGATAGTCCGGAAAAACAATGCAAGAATGTTACAAATTGAATTAGAAAACGAAAAGGTAACCAAATTATTAACCAATTATCAATCATGGGAATAAATGTATTAAGTCTGTTTGATGGCATGAGTTGCGGTCGACAAGCATTAGAACGTGCAGGAATAGAAATAGATAATTACTTTGCATCTGAAATTGATAAATATGCTATGCAGGTTACAATGGCTAATTATCCAGATACTAAACAATTAGGAAGCGTTGTAAATGTAAATGGCTCTGATTTGCCTAAAATAGATTTATTGATAGGTGGTTCACCTTGTCAGTCATTTAGCTTTGCAGGAAAACGTAAAGGAATGGCAACTAAATGCGAAACAGAGATTTTAACATTAAACCACTATCTGGAGTTAAAAGCAGATGGCTATGAGTTTGAGGGTCAATCATATTTGTTTTGGGAGTTTATGAGGTTGCTTAATGAATGTAAGCCTAAATACTTTTTATTAGAAAATGTAGAAATGGGCGAAAAATGGGAAAAGGTATTAAGCAAAGCAATTGGTGTAAATGGCATTCATATTAACTCTGCATTGCTATCTGCTCAGAATAGAAAACGTATCTACTAGACTAATATTGGAATGCAACCAGGTGGATTGTTTGGTGATTTAGTTTCTATGATTGAGCAACCAAAGGATAAAGGTATTTTATTAAAGGATGTTTTGGAAAGTGAGGTAAATGATAAATATTATCTGAGTGAAAAATTAATAGCAGCGTTTCAAAGGCATAAACAAAGACATGATGATAAAGGCACAGGATTTGGATTTAATCCTAAAAATGAATTTGATAAAGGTAATAGTTTAAGAGCAAATGCAGCTTTATGCCCAACTGATAATATGTTAATTGTACACAATACAATGCCACGTTCAGGTGATCCTAAAAAAGGAGGTACAGGACATTTAACTCGTAACGATGGCAAAACATATTGCTTAGATACCGGCAACACAAATGCGGTTGAAATAATAGTAGGGGATTTTAGACATGATGAGGGTTTTAGATGGAGAGATAATGGTAAATTAAGTACGTTATGCACAAAAGGCGATGCATTACTTTTAAAAAACACATCAATCCGCCGCCTAACACCTTTAGAATGTGAAAGACTACAAACAGTAGCAGATAACTACACAAACCATGTAAGCGATTCGCAGAGATATAAGATGCTCGGGAATGGTTGGACAGTAGATGTAATTTCACACATATTTAAATATTTATGACAATAGCAGAAAAAAGCATGGCAATGAGTTACATACTTAGCCAACTATTAACAGAGAATTTAGAGGTTGTTTGCCTGGAGGTAAAAGGAAAACCAGAATACGGGAAGTTTAATGATAAGCTAATGAAGTTAAAAGGCGCATCAAAGAACGCATTTAGAATATTAGAAAAGAATACCGATAGATTGGATGAGTTAAAAGACCATATCGAGCAGGTATTATATCAACTTTGGGATTAAATTAAACTCAAATATTAAAGACAACTAAAAGAAATGAAAGCAGAAATAATAGTAAAGCTAATCGAAAGAGAATTAAATCCTGATTTAAAAGAAGCACAATGAAAGACTTAACAGCAAAAGAAAAAGCAAAAGAATTAGTAGATAAATGTGATGAAACTTTAGAATTCTCTACACCTAAAAGATTTGCTAAACAATGTGCATTGATAGCAGTACAAAATATAATTAGTGCTAACCCACACTCAAATCCGTTAAATACAGATACATATTCTACCATGAAATGGTGGCAAGACGTTAAATCCGAAATAGAAAAGCTATGAATAAATACAAAAATATCAAAACAGTAATAAACGGAATTTCCTTTGATAGTAAAAAGGAAGCCGGATATTATGGCATTCTCAGGCTAAAGGAAAAAGCTAAAATCATAGATCGATTTGAGATGCAGGTTAGATACGATCTAATTGTAAATGGCGTTAAAATAGGTTTTTATAAGGCTGATTTTGTTACTTATAAAGATGGTCATATTTTGGAGGTTATTGATGTAAAGTCTGAGATGACAAAGAAATTGCCTGTTTATAGGTTAAAGAAAAAAATGATTAAGGCGATTTATGGATTTGATATTGTTGAAATTTAATACCTTTGAATAAATTACAGGCAAGGAGCAGGCAGCAAAAATCAATTAGCAGGCATAAAAATATGAAAGTAAAAATCTCGGCCATTAAGGCAAACAGTAAAAATCCTAGAGTTATTAAGGATGACAAGTTTAAAAAGTTAGTCAAGTCTATTCAGGAATTTCCGGAGATGCTTGAAAAGAGGCCTTTGGTATGTTATACCGATGTAGATGGTAAGTTTGTTGTATTAGGTGGCAATATGAGGCTAAAGGCAGCGCATGAGGTTGGTCTTAAAGAGTTGCCTATTGTTTTGGCTGATGATTGGACTCAGGAACAAAGGGATGAGTTTCTGATTAAGGATAACGTTGGTTTTGGAGAATGGAATTGGGATGATTTGGCTAATGAGTGGGATGCGGATAAATTGGATGAGTGGGGTTTGGATGTTCCTAACTTTGATACAGAAGTATTGGAAGCTGAAGAAGATGACTTTGATACTACTCCTCCAGAAAATCCGATTACCGTTTTAGGTGATTTATATGATATAGGTGAGCATAGGTTGCTTTGTGGGGATAGTACAGATAGTGATCAGGTTGCAAAGCTAATGAATGGTCAAAAGGCTGATATGGTTCACACCGACCCACCTTATAACATTGACTATGAAGGTGGTAGTAAAAAAAGGGAAAAAATAGCAAATGATAAGTTAGATGATTTTCCTAAGTTTTTATATGATGTTTATACTACATTGGCAACTGCATTAAAAAAAGGGGGTGCAATATATGTATGGCACGCTTCATCTGAAACACACAATTTTATTCAACAGTTTTTAAATGCTGGTTTTCTTTTTAAATCATACATTGTTTGGAATAAAAATAATTCAACATTTGGAAGGTCGGATTATCATTGGAAACATGAACCTTGTATTTATGGTTGGCTTGATGGTGCATCTCATAAATGGTGTGGGGATAGAAAGCAAACAACAGTTTGGGATATTGATAGACCAAGTAGGTCAGATCAGCATCCTACAATGAAACCAATACCTTTGTGCAGTAAACCTTTAGAAAATTCATCTGATATAGGAGATATTATATTGGATGTATTTTTAGGATCAGGTTCAACAATGGTAGCTGCACATCAAATTAATCGTAAATGCTATGGAATGGAGTTAGATCCTAAATACTGCGATGTAATAGTAAATAGAATGATTGCATTAGATCCGAGTATAGAAATCAAGTTAAACGGTAAACCATTTGAAAAAGCACACTAAATTATATTTAACTTACTTTGGTTTTGATCAATCGGATTTTATTCCTTGCGAAGTTTGCGGATGTGAGGCGGTTGATATACATCATATAGAATGTAGAGGTATGGGAGGCACTAAAGAGGCGGATACTATTGAAAATTTGCAGGCGCTATGCAGGGATTGCCATATAAAATATGGGGATAAAAAACAGTTTAAAGATTATTTAAAGGAGGTTCATAATGAATACAAGCAGAGAGGAATTAATTGAGAGGGGTAAAAACACTCAATTTAAAAAGGGTGTATCAGGCAATCCCAAAGGAGCAGTAAAAAAAATACCAAGATTAGATATTTTATTAGCTGATGTATTAGGTGAGGAAAAGGATGGAATTGAAGCGGCCAAAGCTATATTAATGGCATTAAGATCTAAAGCAGTAAAAGGAGATGTTAGGGCAGCTGAGGTATTATTAGATAGAGCCTATGGCAAAGCTTCGCAAAACTTAACTTTAGATGGAGATATTAATTTTAGAGTCCCAGCTCCAAACGTTTATAATACGGCTCCGCCATTGCCACATTCAGAAAATGAAATAGATGTTTAATTGTATGACACTGATTAACATTTTTTGTATATTTGTTTATGGAAAAATGGAAATTAATAACAGAATTGCAAGGCAATTATGAAGTGTCTAATATTGGCAGAATAAGGTCAGTATTTAAAGTTATTAAAAAAAGAGATAATACAGTTTATACTCGTAAGCCTAAAATTATTAAACCTCAATTAAGAGAAGGTTATGAAAGGATAAGAATTTCTATTGATAATGTAAAAGTAACTAAAAGCGTACATAGATTAGTGGCAAAATATTTTATAGATAATCAAAATCATTTGCCTCAGGTTAATCATATTAATGCTATTAAATCAGATAATAGGGTTGAAAATTTAGAATGGTGTACACAATCTGAAAATATGATACATGCTATTAAAAATAATTTAAGGAAAACTGCTATTGGGAAAAATAAACCAAAAATTGTTTTAGATTTAAATACAGGTATTTATTATGAAAGTTTAAGGCAAGCATCAATAATGAAAAATATAAATTATTCTGGTTTACAACATCAAATGAATGGTAAAGTAAGGAATAGATCGGGATTGATATATGTTTGATTGTAGCGTAGTTTTTTATGAAGCTTATAACACTAAAGAAAAGGTTTGCATTTTACAAGGAGGTACGGCTTCAAGCAAAACCTACTCAATTATGCAATTGCTTTATTATAAGGCGGTCAATCAGCCTAAATCAGTAATAACAGTGGCTGGGGAGTCATTGCCTAACTTGCGTAAAGGAGCTTACCGAGATGCGGAAAGTATCTTTGCGGATAATAAATACCTTCAATCACAATTAAAATTTTGGAATAAGACTGAGCGGATAATCTATTTTAAGAATGGATCCCTGATTGAGTTTGTGTCCTTTGAAAATGAGCAGTCCGCAAAGAATGGTAAAAGGGATTATTTGTTTTGTAATGAGGCTAATGGAATAAGCTATCAGATTTATTGGCAGTTAGCAATAAGAACAAGAGGTCAAATATTCCTAGATTATAATCCGACTAATGAATTTTGGGCGCATACTAAACTAATCGGTCAGCCTGATACAAAGCTAATAATATCAGATCACCGGCATAATCCATTTTTATCTGAGGATGATCACCAACGAATTGAGGATATTAAAGAACTTGATTTAGAGTTATGGCACGTATACGCAAGGGGGTTAACAGGGAAGATTGAAGGGGTTATTTTCCGTAACTGGGCGGTATGTGAGGCTATACCAGAGGATGCGGAATTAATAAGCTATGGAATCGACTTTGGTTTTACTAATGATCCGACAGGGATTATTGAGGTTTATAAATCATCCGGAGAGTTATGGGTAAATGAAATGTGTTATGAAACCAGACTTACAAACATGGATATTTGCCAAAAGCTAAGAGATTTTAAGGTAAGTCCTGAGCAGGAAATTATAGCAGATAGCGCCGAGCCTAAGTCAATACAAGAGATTTACGCAGAGGGATTTAACATACATGGGGCAATGAAAGGGCCTGATAGTATTAAGCAAGGGATTGACATATTAAAACGATATAAGATAAATGTAACCGCAAACAGCCATAACTTAAAAAAAGAGTTTTATTCGTACATTTGGAAAAAAGATAAAACAGGCAAGTTATTAAATGAGCCGATTGATGCTTTTAACCATTTGATAGATCCGCTGAGATATGTGGCATTAAATAAATTAGCGTCTAAATTTGTACAGGAATATTCATTTGAATGGTAACTATGGGCATACTTCAAAAGTTCTTTAAGGCTGATATAGAAAAGGCAGCAAACAATCAATTACAGGCTTTAATGCCGGGATTGCAACAAAATATAACTGCTAACCTTTACAATCAAAATGTATTCGGTTGGATCGGTAATAATCAGGTGATTGTTGATTTCTCTGATAAGGTTAAATTTGTTGAAGAGGGTTTTCAGAAGAATGCAGATGTTTATACCTGTATAGATATTATTAGTAAAAAAGTAGCTGAATGCGCCTATGCTTTATATGAGATTAAGGATGGCGTAACTAAAAAGGATTTAAAGATATATGAGAATATGTCTATGGCTGAGGGTGCATCCGCTAAGATGCGGACATTGCAATTAAAAGAGCAGATGTTTAATCAGGTAGAAAGCAATCCGATTCTTGACTTATTAGCAAAGCCTAATCCTTTACAGACTTATGAGGAGTGGATGACTGATCTAGCAGGTTTTTACCTATGTACTGGCGATGGTTACATTTTTGGTAATGGTAAGGATGAGATGATGACTGAAAAACAAATTTGGTCACAGTTGTATGCTTTGCCAAGCCAATCAATAGAGATAATCTCAGGCGGTATGTTTGAGCCAATTAAGGGTTATTCCATAACCTCTATTTATATTGAAGAGATACCTTTACCGGCTAATCAGGTGGCTCACTTTAAGTCCTTTAATCCTGACTTTACTTTGACAGGTGCGCAGTTATACGGACAATCCCCAATTAAAGCTATTTACAGAAACGTATTGAAAGAGAATGAGGGCGATAATGAGTTGCTAAAGCAAATCCGTAATGGTGGGGCAATGGGTTTTATATCGCCTGATGGTCAGGGTGCTGCATTGACTAAAGACCAAATGAATCTATTGAAGGAAAAGATAGTCGATGCAAAACGTGGTGAATCATTAATGGATCGTATATTCCCAAGTTCAGGGCCTTTAAAATGGACACAAATCGGATTACCATCGACAGATTTACAGTTAATAGAATCGTTAAACATAGATACTCGCAAAATATTTACTGCCTTTCACGTTCCAATTCAATTCTCAGGTAGTGAGGCTGCATCTACGGATAATAACATGGGTTGGGCATCTAAGCAATTAATTTACAATGCAACTGCTCCATTATCCCGAAAGATTAGAGATTCAATAAATAAATTTGTTTGTGAGCCTTATGCAAAGGCATACGGAAAAAAATACTACTTTGATTTTGATTTTAGTAGTTATCCTGAAATGCAGGAGGACATGGAAAAGCTTACTCAATGGCTTTCTAATTCGTATTGGATTACTCCAGATGAAAAACGAATTGCTCAGGGTTATGATAAGTTAAGCACACCTGAAATGGAGAAAGTTTATGTACCTGCTAATTTAGTACCGATTGAGGACTTATCATTAGATCAGGCTTATAACAATGCAACCATAAATGGCAAGTAGTGTAAAATATCACAAAACGTATTTAAGGCTGCATAAAGAGTATGAAACCTATGCCTATCCGCTAATAAAGAAAGCATTGGATGAGCAGACAAAGGCTATTACTAATTTTGTAGATGAAACTAACTTTGATGACTTGCAGGTTTATGTTCAGTTCCTAGTGAATCAAAAACCTTTGTACGATGCATTAGAAAAAATCTATGGTAGGGTTGGAACATCGGCTGCTACATTTTCATACGACTGGATCCGTAATTCAGTACCGAAAACCAAAAAGGATTTTATAACTGATTTCTTTAATGCTGAATGGTATAAAGAAATGATTGAGTATTTCCGGTTTATAGGTTATAATAAGGTAACAGGCATTGACGATACAACCAGAGATAAAATACAAAACTTATTAGCTGATATTTTAGGACAAAATTTAAGTCGAAGAGATCAGGCAAAGCTATTCGAAGAAACATTAAACGATCCGGCATTTAATAGGGCAAGGTCTTTAGTAATTGCTAGAACGGAATCAACAACCGCTGCTAATTATGGAATTAATATGGGTGCTGAAAGTTCGGATTACGAGGTTAATAAGTTTTGGATTAACACAAAGGATAAAAGGACAAGGCTAAGCCATTTGGCAATGACAAATGAAAGGATAGCTATCAACCAACCTTTTATGGTAGGTGGTACTGCTATGATGTATCCAGGCGATCCATCAGCACTTGCTAAGGAAGTTGTAAATTGCAGATGCGTTATGGCTACTGAGGCAATAGTTGATAGCGATGGATTACCGATATTGAAACCAAGAACGCCTCCATATTTGAAAGGATAATTGATATTTAAAAAATTAATATATTTGTAAAGATGAAAGGATTATTAGAATATAAAAACTTTAAAGCCGAAATTAAGGACATGGATTCCGAAAGGATGACTGTTACAGGCTATTTTGCAAGTTTTGGCAATATGGATTATGATGATGATATCATTGCATCCGGAGCAGCTAATAAAACAATCGCAGAACGTGGGCCGATGGGTTCCAATGAGATATTCTTTTTGAACCAACATAACTGGTCGCAGCCGCATGGCAAACCAACTGTATTAGAGGCTCAGGAAAAAGGGATATACTTTGAGTCTAAGATTGCACCAACATCATACGGAAAAGATGCAATGGTATTATATGCTGAGGGAATTGTGGTTCAGCACTCAATCGGGTTTAGTACTGTAAAGGCTGATTATGACCAAAAGACTGGAGTACGTACAATAAAAGAGATTAAGTTATACGAGGGATCTAATGTAACATTAGGGGCAAATCCTGAAACACCATTCACAGGGTTTAAATCCTTAACAATGGTTGAAATTAACGATCAAATTGGTAAGATGATTAAGTTGCTAAAGGATGGCAGCTTAACAGACGAAGGCTTTGGCAGGTTGGAAATAGCATTAAAACAATTTCAATTAGAAGCATTCAATTTAGGGAAAAATTCACTATCAGAAATAGAGCCGAAATCAATCACTCCAATTAATGATGAGCCGAATATATTAACAAGTTTAATTAACGTCTTAAAAAAATAAAAATGGACAATTTAGAATTAAAGGCTCAGGAGTTGCTAGATGCAAACAAAGCCAAAACATTAGATGAGGCAAAAACCATCATCGCAAACGCAATCAGCGAAGCTACAAAGGCAGCAGATGCAAAATTAGAAGATGCAGTAAAGGCATCAAATGTAAGAATTGATGAAATGGATAAAGCATTGCTTGAAGCCAAATCTGAAAACAACAGAATTAAAATGGAAGCTAAAGCATCGGCACCAGTATCATTCAATCAGGCATTTGCTACTGCAATGGATGAAAACTCTGATAATTTAGAGAAATTCCGCAGAAAAGAGATCAAGCAATTTTCTATGGAGTTAAAGACTGTTGGCGATATGTCATTGGCTAACATCACTGATCTTGCCGCTGCAAACGTTCAGATGCTACCGGGTATTATACCTGCTGCGCCTCGTAAGTTGCATATACGTTCATTACTTCCAACTGGGGTTATGAGTACATCTGCAATTCACTACCTACAAGAAACAGGTTCAGAAGGTTCTGTTGCTGCATGGGCGGATAATTCAGGCACAAAATCTCAAATTGACTATGATTTGACAGAAGAGGTTGCACCAAGTGAGTTTATAGCAGGTTACCTACGTATCACTCGCAAGGCTCTTGATGACATCTCTGCTATGCGTTCATACCTTCAATCTCGTTTGTTAGAGCAGTATCTTGATGCTGAGGATAATCAATTACTTAACGGATCAGGTGTTTCACCTAATTTGGGTGGTTTGATTACTAATGCTGAGGCATACACAGGATTTAGAACTATTCAGGTAGAAAAGATAATTGATTCAATCGCACAGATAGATTCAAACAATCACTCTGCAAATGGTATCTTGTTAAGTCCTGAGCAGTATTATGCTTTATTGCTTAACCGTTCAACTACTAATGAGTACACATTGCCAGGATTAGGAACAGTTACCTCTGTAAACGGTCAAATGTTTATTTCAGGTATTCCTGTATTCAAATCTACTGCAATGACTGATTCTAAGTATCTTGTTGGAGATTGGGCAAAAGGTGCGCAGTTGTTTGTTCGTGAGAATCCGATTGTTAGATTCTTTGAAGAGGATGGAACAAACGTTCGTGAAAACAAAATCACTGTTAGGGTTGAGGGTCGTGTTGCACTTCCTATCTATTACACAGATGCATTTGTAACTGGTTCTTTGAACGCAAATCCAAGCTAGACTATTTTGGTTAATAGGTTATAAGGTGAAAAGACCTGTCAAGAAATTGGCAGGTTTTTTTTGTTGTTTGTGTTATAAAAATAATTACATTTGCGTATGTTCAAAGCCAACTTTATAGGTCAAGAGGGATTATACAAGCATAAAGAATATGAAATCCGAATTGGTGTTATAAACGGATGGATTCATGTTCGTAGAAAATGCGGAGCAGGTCGGGTAAATTATCCATCAATATTAGATTTTTTAAAGGATTGGGATAAAATAAATAAAATATGACAGATAAAAACATGGGTTGGAAATGCCCTAATTGCTTAGTAGTGTATGCTCCAAGTGTGGAGAAGTGTGAGTGTGGTGTAATTCCTATCCTTACTAAAGATCAATTTAAAATAAATACTCACCCTATTGGAACTACTACTGATATAAATATTGGCACTATTACTACTAATATGGGTTTTTCAACTATTACTACTCTTATATGAGAATTTTTCATTTAGGTTTATGTGTTGGTCCTCCTCCTTTTGATTCTATGCGCAAAGCATTTTTAGCTAACAGCACCGCTTACATTGAATTAAGTACCGGAACTCAGGGAGTTAATCAAAAGGCTATCAGCATGGCTTATGCTTTTAAGCCTGATATTATATTTATGCAGATTCAGGCAGCTAATATTATCCATTTGGAAACTGTAAAGGATTTGAAAAAAACAGGTGCTTTTATTATTAATTGGAATGGGGATATAAGAGATGCTACTCCGCAATGGATGATTGACATGGCTCCATTTATTGATAGGACTTTATTTAGCAATTTAAGAGATGCGGGCAATGTTGTGAATGGCGGATATTTAGAAATAGGATACGATCCTGAAATTTATAATCCGGTAGGTGATAGTTTAGTATTACCAGAGATTGGGTTTTTCGGCAATAATTACGGATCTTCAAAATTTCCGTTATCTCGAATGAGAATCCAAATGGATAACTTATTGCAGAGGCATTTTAGAGGTCGGTATGGTGTGTATGGTAACAACTGGCATAATAGTTCAGGAAACTTTAATCACAGTCAGGCAGAGGAGGCAAAGGCTTACAGAGGGATAAAGATTGGAATTAACCTGAGCCATTTCGATGAACCTAAATATTCAAGTGATCGGATTCTCAGGATAATGGGTTCGGGTGTTTTGTGTTTAGCTAAAGAATATAAGGAAATGCCATTTATTGATGGTGTTCATTTAAGGACATGGCAGACATTTAGGGAATTAATTAATTTAATTGATTTTTATTTAGAGCATTGGAATGAAAGAGAAGAAATAGCAAAGCAGGGCGAGAAATTCGTAAAAGAAAATTATACATTTGATTCGATGGTAAAAAACATAATAAAGGAATATGAGCAAGTTTAAGGTTTTAGGATTTATGACTATCCATTACGCAGGGGATTACTTAAAAGAATCTCTTTTATCAGTTGTAAATCATGTTGATAAGATGGTAATTGCATACAGTAAACAACCATCGCAAGGTCATGGAACAAATATGGCTTGTCCTGATTCTGAGGAATATATCTTTAATACTTGCAAAGAGCTTTTGGGTGATAAAATGATTTGGGATAGGTCAGATAGGTATGGAGCAGAAAATGAGCATCGAAATGTAAAGTACAAATATTCAAATGGTTTTGATTTGGTTTTGACAGTCGATTCGGATGAAGTTTACAAGTCGGATGAGTTGGATGCATCATTTGATTATGCTTATTTTGGCGTTGAGAGATTTTACGGAATTGATGGTTTTATTAACTTTTGGAGATCATTTAATTATGTGTGTTTAGATGGTTTTAGACCTATAAGATTAGAGAATTTACATCGCCGGAATGACACTCAAAATTTAAACCTAAAGCAGACTATTTATCATTTTAGTACCTGTCAACCTGAGCCTATTATGAGGTATAAGTATTTAGTATTTGGTCATGCAAATGAGGTTAAAAGAAATTGGTTAGATGTAACCTTTTATGGATGGACTCCTGATAACGATATTAAGGATTTACATTGTGTTTCTTATAACTTATGGAATGCAGTACCATTTGACAAAAACAATCTGCCTGAGAGCCTTAAAATGCATGAGAATTTTAATAAGGATTTAGTATGACAGATATGGACTATGCAAAAGAAATCAGAAAGCAAATTAATATCATAAACGAATTGATAAAGGAGGCAGAAGCTAATGATTTAGATATTGTTATTTGGCAATATGGTAAAGGTGCAGAGCATGAGTTAAACGTTAAGATTACCAAAACTGTTGAATTATGAAAGTTGCAGCAGTAATTATTGACGATCGGGAATTGGTGGCTCAAAAGGCTATAAATGAGCATATAGATTTTTTGCCGGATGATTGGATTGTAGTGCATCAAAAACCTCCTTATGCCGGTGGTGTTTATCATATAAAATCGGCTCAGGTTTATAATAACATTTTAACTCATCCATTATTTTGGAAGGGTTGCGACTTTGACAGGGTGCTAATATTTCAGCATGATTCAGGGTTATTAAAAAAAGGAATTGAGCATTTTTTGAAGTGGGATTTTATAGGTTCGTGGATTGATCACATACCGGGTTGCATGAATGGAGGTTTAAGCATTAGAAACCCTAAACTAATGTATGATATTTGTGTTAAGCATCCATATAAAGGAATGGCAGTACATGGCAATGAGGATATTTACTTTTGTAATGAGATGCGGAAATTAGGTATAAAGATGCCTGATAAAGAAACCTGCAATAAATTTGCAGTTGAAACCGAGTTTGCATTGGGTTCCGTTGGCTATCATGCAATAGATAAGTACCATAAAAATTACAAATTAATATTAAATCAATATGAGAATAGTTAGGTTTTTGTGCAACATGGTTGTTGCTGGGTTGGGTTTGTTAGCACTTTCTTTTTTTGTTTTATCAGTAATAGCATTAATTAAATATATATGGTAAACCTGTACACATCACTTTATCAGGACAAGGATATAAAAAGGCAAAAGGAATTATTATACTGCCTAAATAAAAACATTGAAAATCCATTAATAGATAATATCTTTTTAATAGTTGAAGGTGAGGTAAAGTTACCTATATCTGATAAGTTGATTATTATCAATAGTAAAAGACCTACATATCGGGACTTCTTTGATCTGGTTAATCAAACAGTTACAACTCCAAATGATATTTCCATAGTTGCAAATACTGACATTTATTTTAATGAAACTTTGCAAAGGTTAGACATTCATGAAAGGCAATGCATGGCTTTGAGCAGGTGGGATTATAGAAAGGAAGGTTTACGATTGCATAATGAAAAATACAGTCAGGATAGTTGGATATTTAAAGGCAAGATCCGGAATGTTAGGTTTGCGGATTTTTATTTAGGTATTCCAGGTTGCGATAATCGGATAGCGTATGAATTAAACAGGGCAGGTTATAGGATGTTTAACCCAGCTAATAAAATACAGTCAATCCATTACCATCAATCAGACTTACATAATTATGATGGCTTAACTCCAAAGATTGCTAAACCTTATTTATTCATCAATATAATATGAAGATTCTTTTAAGTCCAGGCATATATTTACCATCT